CGCATGCTGTGGGTAATGTACGATACAACAATTCAAATGCAATCAGAGCGATAAACTAATCTTTGATTTTATACTTTTCATGCTGAATATTTTTCCTTGTATTTATTGCCAATGCCTTGAGTTTGCTGTGAGAAATACAACCTATTATTGCAATAAAGAAGACCACAGTCACACTTATGCAACAATTGTTTTTTATAGTAAGAATCAAGTCATTCATTGGCGCACTTAGTTCTTTTTTATTTACCAAGCAATAGAAAATATAATTTAACGTTGCCGCAGCAAACCAAATAAAAAAGGAAAGCACCCACTCAAAAAACCAAAAAACCCTTTTCTGTAAAGACAGAATGTAACTCTTCTCAGTTAACCATTCTAAAGAATCGACAACCACAAAATTGTAGTGAACAATCCTTTTCTTTCTGGTGAAAAATCTTTTAGATACTTTTATTCTTGTATGAATAGTAAGTGAACTTGGGAGCCCTATATCTATTAAATTACGACTCACCCATTCGCAACGAAAACTTTTCCACCACTTCCATATATGGAAGTAATCTCTGCAATTGCTGACAATGGGTTTGAAAAGAGAGACTGCATCGCCTGTGAAAACTATAAAGAATTTTTGATTTTTATCCCCTACGGTACTAACACCCAGATTAGGATTGAACCGAGATGTAGCATAACATCTACCGCCTGTTAATGACATAAGACATCTGGACTTTAGTATATTACTAAAATTATCCTTTCCATTCGAGAAGTGGTATAAGTGAGTTGCCTTTTGAGATAACCGCATCTTCAAAAACAACACAACAAAAATAAAAAAAGCACCAAATGGAATTAATAAAACTGTGAAAACCCCTGATAAAAAGAATGCAATTTTAATTGTGCGCACAAAGAACCTTTTGGTAAAACTATTGCTAATGCTTTTACCATTAACTCGACCACTCATACCCCCCCCATTCATTTATCAAAATTCCACATCAAAATGTATTCAGCACCCACCCAAAAAATTAAGTCAAATAAACCTATTCATGGCATTTCTAGATGTTAAGCTCACTAACAAAAGCTAAACTTATCTGTATACATTCCAGCATATTATGGAATTATTTCACCCTAAGCAAATCATCGAATCTGGTAGTATACCGAGGCGACAACATTTGACGTTTCATCTGCCACTGCTGCTGCATACCCTGCCCGGCAAAGTAGAGCGTGCCTTTTCCATCTTTAGCGTTCAGATGATCGAGCACCTCCATCAACCTTTCGCTACCTGCCCGCGGTGCGTTTTTATCGAACAAGTTGAGCTGGGCCACCCCCTGGCTGAAGAAATCACCCAGCATAATGCCGGCTTTCTGGTACCTGTGACCTTCCTTCCAGATTTTGTCCAAGCACTTTACCGCGGCGTTGATGATGTCGCGGGAATCTTGGGTTGGGGTGAGAAGCTTCATTGAAGCGCTGTTGCCGTAATATGGCTCGTTAAGCGCAAAGGGAGAGGTTTTCACGAATGCAGAAATAAAGCGGCAATACTGGTGCTCACCACGCAGTTTTTCAGCACCACGGGCAGCGTAACTGCAGATAGCCTGACGCATCTGCTCGTATTCTGTAACGCGTTCGCCAAAAGACCGACTGCAGACGATTTCCTGCTTTGTCGGTGCAAACTCCTCAAGATCAAGACAAGGCTCGCCGCGCAACTCCCGGACCGTTCGCTCGAGTACCACGTTAAAGTGCTTACGGATAATCCACGTACTCTGCTCAGAGAGGTCCAGAGCTGTTTCGATGCCCATGGCATTAAGCTTCTTACTGATACGTCTGCCGACGCCCCATACGTCTTCTACTGGTACCAGAGTCAGCAATCGGCGCTGACGGTCGATATTGGACAGATCCACTACCCCGCCCGTTTGCCGCTGCCATTTTTTGGCGGCGTGGTTTGCGAGTTTAGCGAGTGTTTTTGTCTGAGCAATGCCAACGCCAACGGTAAGATGCGTACGCTTCAGAACCGTAGCGCGGATCTCTTTGCCAAAGTCAGTCAGGTCCCGGCAGTTCCTAACGCCCGTCAGGTCACAAAAAGCTTCATCGATACTATAAATTTCGACGCGGGGGCTCATTTCTTCCAGTGTCGTCATTACCCGGTTCGACATGTCAGCGTAAAGCTCGTAATTGCTGCTGAAGCAAACAACGCCAGCGCGCCGGAAAAGCTCCTTTTGCTTGAAGAATGGCTCCCCCATAGTGATTCCGACCGCTTTTGCTTCTGCGCTGCGTGCGATTATACAGCCATCGTTATTTGAGAGAACGACAACCGGCCGCCCTCTCAGGTCCGGCCTGAATACAGTCTCGCATGATGCGTAGAACGAATTCACATCACAGAGGGCAAACATATTCAGCTCGCAGATTTAACGATGAAAGTAACAACGCCAAACACGTCCAGTGTGTCTTCACTGCCAACAACAATTGGACTGTAGGCGCTGTTCATAGGATTGAGTTGTACGATCGGGCGCAGTTGCAGACGTTTAACAGTGAACTCCCCTTCCACAGCGGCGATAACAATGTCACCGTGCTCAGCAGTGCGCGAGCTGTCGACCACCAGCAGATCACCGTCGCTGATCCCGGCTTCGATCATGGAGTCGCCGGCCGCCTTAACGAAATATGTCGAGCTGGGGTGGGAAACCAGTAACTCATTGAGATCGATACGCTGTTCAACGTAATCAGCCGCTGGGCTTGGGAAACCACACTGTACTAAGTCACTGAAAAGCGGGAGAGCAATAATTTCTCGCAGTTCTGCAGGCCTGATAAACTCCATAATGCACACCTCAAATACTGTTTTTATATACAGTAGTTTCATTTGAGGATGCACGCAAGACACAGGGTCTGTCATAGCTGATTAAAGCTTCGCCGTTTCGTTTCTAAGTTTCTACGTCGCTTCGAATTATCAGTTTTGTAAATTTTATGCCCGCAATTCTATGTGAGCAAAATTAAGCCGACTTTGAAGCGGGAAATTTTTTATAAAGCGTACATACGGCAACGTCATAAATTATAGCTACCTGCTTCCTGTCCAGACCGTTCGCAATCAATCGGCCCGCCTGTTCCCATTGCTCCGGGGTAAGCTTCGGACGCCTGCCGCCGACTCGCCCTTTCTCACGAGCAGCAGCCAGGCCTGCCCGGGTGCGTTCCACAATCAACTCCCTCTCCATTTCCGCCAGGGCTGACATGATATGAAAGATGAAGCGCCCCATAGGGCTGGATGTATCGATACTGTCCGTTAGGCTCTTAAAGTGGATACCGCGCTGCCGGAGTTCGTCCACCAGCAGCACCAGATTTCGCATGCTGCGCCCAAGGCGATCCAGCTTCCAGACCACCAGCGTATCCCCCTTATTCAATGCCCTAAGAAGCTTTTTGAGCGCTGGCCTGTTCGCCACTGTCCCGCTCATTTTTTCTTCGAAAATCTGTTCACATCCTGCGCGTTCGAGTGCCTGCCGCTGAAGGTCCGTATTTTGGTCATTTGTTGACACCCTTACATAGCCAATTTGCATATTTTTCACCCAATCATTTCTGCAAGGAAATCAGGTGAAGTTATCGGCCAGGCGGCCTCGGGGCAATCTATAAAACGTCGGTTTAGGAACATCAGCAACTAAGGACGCTGGCACCTCAAACGGCAATGTCATTCAGGTCGGCGGTTTTGGCATTGGGGCAGACTCATCATTAGCTTCACAACTGGCAAGCCTGACAGATGGTTATCGTGCCGGTCTTTACCGTATACGTGGTGATGGGGCTCCGCCCTCTACCATCGGCGCTCCAGTTGGCAGCGGAAACTCTATTGTAGGACTGGTCTCAATCCCTGTGTATTCGACAGCTGGGTTCGGTCTCGCTTTCAATCGGGATAACATCTGGACTGGCGTATACGATCCGGAAAATCCAGGCGCGGCCACTTGGAAAAAGTGGTGGGGGGAAACAAACACAACTGTCGACACGAACGGCTTTATCAAGCGCGCCTCTCCGGTGGTTAAGCTTTTCGGAACGGGGGAGGTTGAATGCAATGAGGAAGCTGAAGGAGTGACTGCATCGAGAGAGGCGGAGGGTGTTTATCGTGTCATAGGGAGCTGCGGCCTTAAACCTGAGGGATGGAAAGTGGAGATTCCTCAGGATATCAACGGCAACTTTCTGTGCTTCGTAAACATCACTACCGCCGAAGATTGCGTGCTGACTGTTTCGGTTTTCCGTCGCCGTTTTGATGTGGAAACCGCGATGATTATTGCAGGCGACCCGATGGATATTCCGGAGGGACGATGGATAGACCTTCGACTCGAAATGCCTGCAGATTCTCTATTCAATCAGCGTATAAGCCAGGAACAGGGGGGTTAGCCTCTCCCTCTAATGCGCTGACGCGGATTGCCAGCGCTTTGATTGCCGCCAGTCCATCGAGCAATAATGGTGTCTGATCGAGATGCAGCAGGCCGCCAATTTCTTTGACGTATTCTGGATCGATCGTTTGAATTTGCTGTGATATCACCCCGCGCCGTGGTGTCTGCGTTTCATCATCCTTAAAGGTGAAGTTCTTGAACTCCATCCGGCAGATATTCAGCAGCGCTTCTTCTGGAGCAAGGTCATCGCCTATATTTTTCATAGTTCTGTCAGACACTGCTGACGTCATGATCTCCTTCCACGGGCTCCAGGCATTGGTGTTGTAACCCCTGAAAAAAAATCGTCCCGCATCGGTTTGGCTTGGATATGGCAAACAAAACTGCGTTAGCGCTACGTCGGCAATACGAACATAATTTTGAACATACCCATACCAACTTGAGACAGGTCCTGAGGTTGATTTCGACATATCCAAAAGTAAACGATAAGTTCCTGGCTCTGTAAGGCTGTTGAAGTTTGTCCCATCAGGAGCAACGGCCGAGTCTGTTTTAAATACACGGGCATCACCAGTAGGTAATCCAAATGCTCCCACTTGCATGACGTTCCCGGCCGCCGTTCCGACATCCCTGGTCGCGCTACTTCCTAAACCGAGGTTTGTGCGAGCGTCTTCTGCCTTCGTTGCTCCGGTTCCGCCGTCAGCGATTGCAAGCGCACCATTGCTCCCTTTCTGCGCCAGTTTCCCGATGCCTGGGATAGTAACAGTGGTGCCGTTGATGGTAACGGTAATGCTCTGATTGGCCGAGGTTGTAGAGAACGTCTCCCACGCGCCAATGTTCTCGTCGTAATCTTTTATGAGCTGTGACATAGCCTGCGCCAAGCCGTCTACGGAAATGATATCCGACACAAGGATTCCATACTTCTGTCCGCTGAGCGCCGGGGAAGCAGCAGGCGTAACCGTCATTGACGTGGCGCTGTTCACAGACGAGATCTGGAACAACTGCACCGGGTTAGACATCACGATAATCGTCTGGCCAGCACGTACCTGGCTGGCGGGGGCCGTCCAGTTCGTTCCGGTGCCGGTTGCAGTGTTTCCATTAATGGCGATGGTGCCGGTGTTATAAAGCATATTTTCTCCAGGCAATAAAAAACCCCGCCGGAGCGAGGTTTATGTTTAAACTTAGCGGTCTATTTGCAGGTTGATTCGGTAAATGTATTCGCACTTACCCAGCGCCAGTTGAATGGATATCCAGCCCGGTACTGCGTCTGGTTATTTTGTTTGCGCACACCGTAAATCTGAACAGTAGTTTCCTGACCGCCAACGATGGCAGTGCCGCTGCAAACTGGTTCCTGTTTCTCAAGTACGCCAGCGCATCCTGTAAGCATGACAGCGCCTGCTATGCAGATAATTAGCTTTCTCATTTTGATAGTATCCAGAGGAATTCAGTAGCTTAGACGATACCAATACAATTCTGGTGGGTATAATTGATTACATAGATCAATTACTTGTTATTGATCGCTCAAAACGATCAATCAGTCATAGGCCGATGTATTTATCGCGGTTAATGAAATGCCTGTATTGGTTCCCCCTCCTGGTGAGCCTGTGCCAGTAGAGGTCCCTCCTGCGTTTATCCTCGTATTGGTCCCGTCATACCTGCATGCCGAATAAGCATTAATGGTGTAAATGGTCGGAGGCTGGGTGGAGTTATTCACAATGATGGTCTGCCCGAGCTGTGCAGGCGCAACAGCCCATGAGCCGCTAAGCGTCTGGTCGATATTAATCCCGCCGTTTGCACCGGGCGTACCAACTGTCTGCAGATCAGACAGCACGCGGGACTCATTGGTCAGCACAAGTTTCTCGGTTTCGTCCCATATAGCCAGCCCCCACTTCGGCAGCGTCTGCGGGAATATGGCAAACACGTATACTGTCAGGGTAAAGCTCTGGTTATAAGGATTAACCCCGCCAACATAAATATTACCGCCGTTCCTGTAAG